AATACTTGAACATTCTTCTTTGTTTAATTTAACTTTTAAATTTTCCCAGAGTTTTAAAGTTATTAGAGCATCTTGTTCAGCATACTTGCCAACATATCTGGGAGGCAGTTGCCACATACCAGATTTAGGATCAACACCAAATTCTTCTGCTGCACTCTTAAGCATCTTCTCATCTTTATATGTGCCTAGATAGTCTCCTGCTAATGAATTCAAGTTGTAGTATCTTCTATTTTCATCTAACAAAGGTGCAGCAATCATCGTATCTATAATCTTACCTTTGACTTCGATACCTTCTGTTCGTAGCCAACCTAAATCATATAAAGCATTATGAAATACTTTTGTTATTTTTTCATCGTCACATATTTTTTGTAACCACTTGTAAACAATATTTTTTGACATGTTGCCAGAGTTGTGTGCGACAGGGAAATACCAAGAACTTTCCCCCGCTGCGACTGCAACTCCTATTACATGTCCATCTTTTCTTGTCCAACCAGGTCCAAGAGTAAGAAGATTTGGATCTTTAGTTTCTAAATCTATACCAATTGTTTCGTATTGAGATAGATCAGGGAAACTTTGAGGAGGTGTCCAATCAGAGTCCAAATTACCCCAAGACATAGCTTTTATATCTTGATCTAAAAGATGATATTGTTCATGATTTGTCATTTATAATTTCTCCACCTAAAGCTGCATAGCCAATAACGTCTGTCCAAGAATCGTCCTTTGAGATGTCTTCGGCAAGACGAGCAACCTTGACACCTATCATACAAGCCACAACTTCTTCTGGAGTGATTGCACCATTTAATTTTTTATCCAACAGTATAGTCCATATATCAGCTATACGTTGATGGTTCTTTTTAGCAGGTCCATATTCTTTGGCTCTTTGTCCATTGATTAGTTTCTCCGCTTCTTTCAAGAAAAATTCTCTGTCTTTTTTCATATGTTAAATCCATGTCTAGTTGTTGGTTCGATTAAATGTAATGATTGTTTAGCACGAGTTGCTCCGACATAAAAAGTTCTTATTTCAGAGTCTTGGTCTAAACTTTCTACGCAAGCTTTTGTTGAGTCAAGGAAAAGAACTACGTTATCCGCCTCTCCACCTTTGGCTTTGTGTATTGTCGATATCCGAATCCTTGGAGAACCTGTCAGAATCCTCTCGCCTCTCCTCCTCACTGACATTATATACGCAGTCTCCTGATCCGAGACTTTTAAGACTTTCTGCCACGGTGTCTCTCGTGTCACGTTCAAACTGCATTTCTCTATGATGTCGTCTAGAGTATAAGTTTGTTCGGAGTCTAGATGAGAGAACCTTTTTCTTCCAGACTTCGTAATAATATTCGGGTTCAATAGTTTCGCAAAATTCTTCAGTTCTGACATAGACAAGTCTTGGTTTTTGCATAGTTTAATCCATACCTCTATTCCGTTAAGCACATTTGGGGAAATAGACCAACCAGTGCCTTCTCTCCAATAGAGATAACCTTCTTCTTTGAGACGAGTACATATTTTATTTGTGATGTAGTTCGTTCTTGCAAGTATTAACCATTCGCCACTAGTTAGATCTACATCTAGTATATCCCTATGCCATGTTATAGTGCCATCTTTTTTTGTGGGTTGCCATTCTTTCATTTGTCTGATAGAGACCTTTTTTATCAAGTTCTGAGAAAACTCATGCACGGCACTCGGTACACGGTACGAGGTTTTAAGAGTAGTCTTGTGTTCAGAAGCATTTAAAAAATCTTCTAGCTTTACACCCATCCAAGCATAGATTGCTTGATCATCATCTCCTGCATAATAAATTTCTTTTGAATTTGGAACTAAAACTTCTTTTACCATTCTCCATTGCAAGGGTGCTAGATCTTGTGCTTCATCTATTATAAGCAAATCAAATTTTGGACTAGTTCCTTCTCTTATAAATTTTTCTATCATATCAACAAAGTCTAACTTATCTTTGGCTTCTTTGTATTCTCTGTATGCTTTGTCTAAAATTTTAAGTTGTTGCCAATGTAAAGTATTATCCCAAGTATCATTAAACTGTTGCTCTAAGCTAACTTCTCTTACACGAGCCATTTGAATGACTGCCATATATTTGTCCCCACCTGCACCTATTTGAAACAAAGGTCCATCCTCTATACTAACAGTGGGATTACTTCTAAACTCTAGTCCTGCTAGTCTACCTAAATCATTGTAATCAGATCCTTTAAAAACTTGTCTTGTAGTCAAACCCATCCAAGTAAAAGCCAAAGAGTGCAGAGTTCTAAAATAAATCATCTGATCAGTATTTAAATTTAATTCTGAAGTAGCACGATCTTTTGCCTCTGTTGCAGCCTTACGACTAAAAGACATAAAACCTATCTTAGTCGGATCCATACCACCTTTTATTTTTTCTTTGACTAAATTAATTAGTGTGGTTGTTTTGCCTGTGCCTGGTGGCCCAAATATTGTGGTTTCCATTATCTGTCCCAATCCACAGATTCAGTTCTTTTATCTATGTAATCTCTTACCATTTTTATATTTCTTACCATCTCTTGATAATAAACTAATTCAGTTCTCTCTTTTCTTGTCATAGCTCCAGGTAATTTTCTCATGGCTTTTTCAGCTACTTTAAAATAGGTTAAGTACCTATCTAAAATATGAACACAAATATCATGAGTTAATTCCATATCGTTTTTTACATCAGTTTCCATTACATCTCCAACATTCCGTGACACATTTTACAAACACACATACACTTTTCTATTTCTGCGTTTATCTTTTTTATACACCTATCTTCACTAACTATTTCCGCAACTGCTTTATATTTAGTTTCTGGTAGAACATGATGCCATTGTAGATTTCTAGGATTGTCATTATATCCACATCTTTCACATCCTCGCTCTACTTTAATTTGATTAACATAATCTCTTAATCTAGCTCTGGTTCTCGCCCACTTACTTATCATCTTCTTTCTCTCCCTTCTTAAAACATGCTCCCTCTGCATAGATTTTTACTGCCTCTGGGTGTATTCTCCACAACTCTTCAACAACGTAATCTTCTATAAGTTTTTTATCTTTGATGCACTCATCCATGTCTTTAAAAACCACACCAGGATTCCAAAAGCTACATTTGCCCTCGCCACCTTTGTATCTAGGTGCTTCAACTATGATTGTGCAAAAAGCTATTAGCACTTCCATTAGAACGGAACCTCCTCTTGCTCAACAATTAGATCATTAACTTCAACCTCAGAAACAAACTCAGGTATCCACCAAACTCTAACGGATTTCCATTTACCTGCCGATGTTTTGAATTTTTTAACTATAGAACTTTCTTCATTGTTTATTTCTTTCAATCTTTCTTGTACTTGTGCTCTCGTGTAGCTATCAAACTTTTTCTGTCTCATATACTCCATGAGAGAATCTAATCTAAAATATGTTTTGCCTTCTTCTACTTCAGTAAAAGGTTTACCCAACATAACTTCTTCAAAAGTTTGTGCTTGAACTCTACCTGTGCAGTATGATTCGAGTATTGACACAAACTGACCTTTATATGTTAATTCTTCGGGGACTTGTATTTCGTTACATTTTTCCATGAGTTCGTTAACAGTCATCTCCCAATCAGCATCTTTTAATTTAGGAGGCATGACTTTTAACTGCTCCATACATGCTCTCTGAAACAGTCTAGGTGCTTGTAGTTCTTCTGTAGTTATCTCTAATCTTTGACCACCTATGTCTACAAACCATAATCTTGGCTCTGATAAGATTACAGAAAGTCCGCTTATTGTTGGCATAGATGTAGCACCTATACCTAACTTCATTGTTCGACATACACCTTGATTACAATGTGATGACATGGGTTCTTCTTTACAAAGATACTGATATTCTTTTTTGTCTAATGTGTTTTGTATAGCCACAACTTCTTGTGCTGACAAAGGTGGATGAAAATCTCTTACATTATGTTCTTCAAACTTTGCTTTCCAATTTCCAGGATCAAGCTTTCGCAAGAACACTCCTAAATGAAAAGCAGTTCTATTTCTTTCCCCTTCAAATACACCAATAGCTAATTTAGTTCTTAAACAAGGAATATAATTAGGAAATAAATCAACAGATCCACCTATTGGTAGTGTCAGAAAATCTTTAGGTAACGTCTTAACTTTTTGGATCTCTTCGATGAATTCGCACAACGATGCCTCGACATGATTTCCCTCTCTTCTGATGATCGCATAGCGGAGAGTTTGCTCTGAATCAAAATACGGAAGATTGATAAAGTTACCAACATCACCTCTCTCGACAAGAATCTGTTCTTGTTTTGGGAATATTTCGCACCTGCCGTGACCAAGTGCTGAAGAAATCTCCGCAGCCTTGTCCCTAAAATCTCCTGCATTCATCCACTCCTTGAAAAAGAAAAATATATGTGCACCACCCGATTTACTACGGCACACGATACACGGAACTTTGAGTTCTGCCAACTTGTCTACTAATTTATTATGATCTAAGGGATATTGATCAATATCCAAAGCACCAAACTTACACTTGTTTTCTTCATTAATAGGTATCGCACCGACACCTTTAATGCCTTTAATATGTCCTTCTATTAATTCTATTGTAAGAGGGTTTCTTACTATAAATGATTTTGCTTTTTGTTTTCCTGCTGTACGTTCTTGAGATACTTCTGTCTGTCCATGTGCCGTACTAAAACCAATAAAAGCCTTCAATAATTCTTCTGCTAAATTCACTCTTCACTCCAAAAAAAGAAACCGTGGCTTGGAGGACCAGCCACGGCTTAAGTTAATTAAAACGGTATTTCGTCATCCTTTTGTGCTGTCTGCATTTCATCAGCAGAAGCGGAAGCCGTTTTAATCTCCCCTTTTCTAAAGCTTTGATACATAGTTCTAGCTTCAAGCATCATAGCCTCAAGTTCTTTTGTAATGTTGTACTCTCGTTCAACTTTATAGTTGTACCAACTACCTTGATCATTACTTTCTGCAATGGTTTGAATATTCCATGCAGTACCATATAAAGGCATAGGCTTACCCGAAGGTAATCTAATACCATTCTTCAATGTATTCCATCTACGAGAGACTTTTAATTGTGTCTTCTTCATGTCAAGAATAGCAGGAGATCCTAGCTTAGTCTCAGGATCCATAGCCATAACAACATGTTGATGAGTTCTAACAAGCTCGTTACCCGAAGGTAATATCTCGGCTGCACCCTCTCTTGTTGTTAGTGTTATGTCCTTATCATCAGATGCTAGTTCTTTTATAAAACCACCACCACTTGATCTAAGTGCAAACTCCAAGAACTTTTTCTCAAAGAAACAAGGAACAACGATAACACCTTCGTCTGCCTTATATACTTGTTGAGATACTGTGTTGAAGATATCGCCTTGTTCAGCACCTTTAATATACAAACTATCTTGTTTATTTAATTGTGGAGACAATGCTTGTAGAATCCTAATAAAAGGTATCTGCATATCTTCTGTGTTAAAGTTCTCTAGTCCTGCTCCTGCCTCTTCCTCTAATAAAGATGAAAGAGTAGAAGGTGCTACATCAGTAGCTTGTTTTTCCGCAACTGCATTTTTCATTATTTTGCTCCCTTTATTTTTGCACGATTGCCTACATAAATACCAAACAGATCAAAGTCTATTTCTTTACTATTCTCTATTCGGTTCTTCGCCCAAGTTCTTAATGTCATTGGATGTATATGAGTCTTCTGTGTAGGTGCTAAACCTTGATTGCGTAAATCATCAACCACGGCTCCCGCTACATTGTCTTGACCCATACCAAAGCCGACAACAACTTCGTTCTTAATAATATCGCCTTCTCCAATAGAACGAATGAAACTAAATGCTTCTTCCCTTCTATCGTCAGGAATCCTAGCCGATACATATTTATCTATGGAAACTTTGTTGCCATCAACAGTTAAACTTTCAACACCGAGTTGATCCATTAATGATGGAATGTCTTCCTCATCAACAGTTCTTTTTCTTTGTTGTAAGTCTTTTAGATGTTTTTCAGCAAGCTCGACCTCTTTACCAAGATCGATTGATTGCCTAATTAATGAAGAGAGTTTTGAAGTCTCTCCTTCGCTAACTTTATTAAATGCTTGAGGGTTAGCTGCCTCTTCTTCAAATAGTGAATATACATCACTCATCATTCTCTCCTTCTTCGTTAAAGTTTATACCCTTCGGTATTGGTTCTAGGGTTTTAACCCCTAGCTTTTAAATTGTCAATAGATTTGTTTTCACTCTTTTTCCACAAAAATTCTTGCTTTGTGAGAAAAGATATTTGACCACCTATTGACCTGTCATTGTCTTCCGACAATTCTTTTAACATATTCCATGTCTTAATTGGAACTGCTACTGATTTCCATTTATCTGGATCCATTATTTTCTCCCTTTTCTTAGTTATGCCTATTATTTTCCATATTGTCAAATATTTTCTTACTTTCTTCCATACTTTTTTTCAAGGAATATTCCCAAGATCTTTTTATTAAATTTCTATCCCTTTCAAATGTATTGATATGAATTTTTTTAGTTACACCAGGTAAACAACCCACAGGTAAAAATTGAATATTCCTCTGTGGTAATGATACCAAGGCTAAAATATCACAATCATCTTTAGTATATGCCCTTTTTGGTTTACCTTTTGATGTTGAAAAACAATAGCAATTTTTCTTATCAACAAAGGTAGCTGTCTTTACTTCTATTCTTTGAGCCACAAAAACACCATCTCCTTTTACGGCAACAACATCTGTACCATCTTGCTTTATCAAATCACATTCAACACCTAACATTGTGAGTTCAAATGCTGTGAAAAGTTCTCCTGCTGTGCCTGTAAGTTTTTCGGCTCTTCTAGCCATCAGTCACTCCTTTTTGGTGATACCTTCAACCATTTTCTAGCCTCTTCCCCTAATGTCTTACCTGCTAAAGTAATTTTTGATTGTAAAACTTTTACAATATGTACGTCAATACTATCAGGAACAACTAAGTCCACATACAAGACATTATTTTTCTGTCCTATTCTATGGCATCTGTCCTCTGATTGTATTCGAGTTTCAAGATTAAAATCGTTTGAATAATAAATAACATTCGTGGCTGCAGTAAGTGTCAAACCTCTTCCCGCAGTTTGTGCATTACCCACAAAGAATCTTGTATCCTCATCATTTTGAAATCTATCAATAGCTTTGTCTCTGTCTTCTTGTGAGGTGTCTCCATAATATGTGACCACGCAACCCGATCCATAGGATTTATCCAAAGCTTTTTTGATCTTCTTTATATCATGGCGAAATCTAGACCATATAATAACCTTACCATCCATTTCTTGTATCGTATCAAGCATGGCATCTATTCTATGATTTGCTATCTCAACAGTTTCTCCATCGTCTGTTACAAGATAACCACACAAAAGTTGTTGTAATCTAAGTAAACGAGTCATGACTTCGGGTGCTGACACTAAATCTCCACCATCAAGAAAAGCCACGGCACTATCTTTCATACTATTGTAATGTTTGATTTGATCTGATG